AGCATCAAGTGCTTCTTTACCAGACATTTCATGAGTCCATTCTTCATGACTTTCATTAACTTTTCTAAAAGATTCTACATGATAGGCTGTAAGTCCAATTCCACCTGAAGGAACTGTTCCAATTCTAGAATCATAAGGTTGTCCTGGTGGTTTAGCTCCCTTAGCCGGTCTATTCTTACTGTATTTAATACCTTTTACTTGTGTCTGCGGAACAGTCACTTCTTGATTGGATTCCGCCATTCCTGTAGCTGTTGTTTTTTGTGTGGCTTTAGCTCCAGCTACAGCAATACCACCTTTGTATTTGTCGCCTTCTCTTTTACCAGTTTTCTGTGCAATCATATCTACAATAGTAGGATATTCTTTTTCAAAAAGAACATCTAAATCTTCTTTTAATCCCGTACCATCTACTTGAGTGTCATCTTGATTCGCTATAGGAATGGGTTTCTTTTTGTGGTATTTCTCAACAGATTCTGATAATTCTTTTAACCAAGCGATAACTTGATTTTGAACCGTTTCTTCGGCTGTCAAAAAATCATTAGAATTATCAAACAAGAAAAAACTTTCACCAAAAGCTTCTTTGAATTGAAACATATTTTCGGTTGAATGTGTATATTTGGTTTGACGAACCTCTTCATTGAAGGTTTTATCGCCTCTATTCATTCTAGCTTCATTTCTTTCACGAGATTTTTCATCTGTGGTGTATACGTAAACCATAGATGTGTCGTAATTCATAGATTCAAGAACGTTTTTTACAAGAAAAACATTCTCACTAAACAATGCATCACCGTTTATGATTAATGGTCTACCATCTACTTCAGGTAGATTAGAAAATTCTTTGATTGCTTTAAATATCTTCGAAAGAGATATTTCTGTAGCGCCAGATTCTTTTAGTGCGGTCCTAAGAACAAAGTCTTTACCAGAACCCGGTCCCCCGGTTAAAAATACGCAATTATAATTATTCATACATCCCAAACTCTGTGTTGAGAAAAGGCCGGATGCTAGTACCACCCGGCAAATATTGTTATTATCTTTTTGTTTTAGTTATCCGAAATTAAAACTTAGAACTAACTGTGTTTGCAACGGCTTTTTCTGCTGTGCTTACATCTGCTTCTACACCAGCCACAACAGCTGAACCAGTTACTGCCTTACCGGACTTCCAAAGTTTGTAAACTACAACACCGGCAACGACAACAACACCAACTACAACAAGAGCTACTAATGACATTTTTTATCCTCATATGATTTCAAACTTCACACAAACCTATTTAGTATTAATTACACTAAGACTATTGGCAGAATTTTCTTTCTTTAAAATCTTAATAAGAGTTTCAGTTATATTAAGGTCTTCATTTATAATTAATAATCTAGCTTCTAATTCTTCTTTTCTTTTAGTATAAAAAGCTAGTTCTTTTAACCGTCTTTCTTTTTGGGCTAATACATCTGCCAATAATATTATGTGTATTTCTTCCATTTATTAATTTATAATTTCTCCTGTTTCTGAATCTATATTTTCCAACATTGTTCTTAATTTATCGTTAGTTTTTGACCTAGTAATCTGTTGGTATCCATCATTAACAAGACCGGGCTCATCTTCTTCGGCATCATAAATTTTCATCTTTCCGTAATTGACGCCAGTGACCCAACGTTTGTTTTCAGACACATCAGAAGACCTGGTTGCCAACTTCTTAAAAGCTAACCTATTAATAGCTTTTAGCTCATCGGTGCTTGTAACAGCCCATAATTCATCCACAGTCGCCGGTAAACCGAATGATTCTGAAGTGTCATCCATTTCAGGATCGCTATTTTTATAACCTGCGCGAGTCAACTGAGTTGCGCTAAACAATGGTAAATTGAATTCTACAGCAAATCCTCTTAATTCTTCACAGATGCTTTTAACGTAAGAATAGCTATTGACACTTGATCCTAGTTTTAAACGCGAAGATGTACAAATATTAAGATAATCAATAAAAACTATCTTTGGTTTAAACTTCTTTTTAAGAAGTAACTCGTTCATTAGCGCCCTAAAATGAAGAACGTTAGCTGATGCTGTCGGATATTCTTTAACAATCAATTTACCTTTGACTTTAGTCTTCATTCGAGTAATTTTATGGTCGTATTCTTCCTTACTAAGAAGGTTTAATTCTTTAATAGGAACGTCTAAAAGGTTAGCGTCTATACGTTGTGATATTTTCTCTTCGGCCATTTCAAGTGTGATATAAAGAACGTCTAAACCTGCTTCCATAAAGCCAGCAGCCAGACTACACATGATCAGAGATTTACCAACCTTCGGACCAGCCAAAAACACATTCAAAGTCTTAGCTTCTACTCCACCGTTAGTGGCCAAATTAAACTTGTCCACGTGAAATCGATACTTAGTTGAGGTTCTATGATAATATTCATATCTTTCGTCAGTATTTTCTAGGTAATCATGTCCTACGTTAGGATCAAAACTAACACTAAGAGCCTTAGTCAACAAATCAGGAATAGACCCTTTGTCTTTGTCGCCTTTGCCGTCCATGATTTGAATAGACTCGTGGATAGCATTGTAAAGAGCCCTATCTTGACAAAACTTTTCAGTTTGGTCATCAATCCAATCAGACTGGTCTTCTGACGTGTCCTTACCTATAATAGAAAGAATACCATCTATTTCTTTAATATCAGACTCAAAAACACCGGAACGATTACCAATAGCAATAATTAAAGCATCAATGCTAGGAGGACTTTTATATTTGTTGACGTACTTGTTTATTTCTTCAAATATAATTTGTTCGGCGCGACTTTCATTAAAATAATCATTTTTTAGGTAAGCGATTGCTTTTCGAAGAAACGGCTCGTTCTTCAGTAAATTCTTCAGAATAACTGTCTCTATCCTCTTCATCGCTTAATACCTCTTTACGTATTTCATTGTAGTTAGTCTGTGCTTCCGCTATACAGATTAACAATATTTCACCGACCAATTTCGAAAAATCATCACCATAATAGGAACTGTGCGTACCCGGAATCTTTTTAATTATCTCGTGTTCAAATTTAGTTTTACCGTAATCATCTATTACTTTCATTTCTTTTACGGTAAAAACTGTTCCTTTATACGCACCTTCCAAAATTTCGATGGGTAAAAGTCCACCGAATTCATCTGCAACCCTGAAAAATTTATCTTTTTGATATTTTCGAAGTCGCATTCGAATTAGTATATCTTCTAATCTCTTGTGCAACCAATTCATCATTCTTCCTCGGTTACAACCTCATCTTGATACATTGAACCTGTACTTAATGAATACGTATCTTTAATCCATTGTTTAAATGAATCTTGCTCAAGAATATGATTCCAAAATTCAGAAGTATTAGTTTCATTTCTGCGCCATTTGTCACCTTCTACTTCACCTGTATCAATGTCTACGCGAGCGTACCAGCCAGCATTAGGCTTAACAACATGACCAGATTCTAAAGCCATATCTAACAAACCAGACCAACGACTAATACCACCATCAAACATGACTTCAATAGGAATTTTAGATTTTTCTTTAACAAAACGAGATTTTTCTACATTAATAATAAAGTTATATCCAACGATTTCATTGTCTTCTTTTTCTTGTTGACGACCAATAATAAAGATACTATCGGCTGAATAGTAAGCCCCAGTTCCACCAGAAACAATGGCTTTTGGATACATACCCTGTTCCATGTAAATGTGCATTACAACATGCATTGGAATGTCTTTAAGATTCAAATGTGGTGTGACCATTCGGAATAAAGATTTAATCTGTTTAGCGCGAGTCATGTCACTGACAGATTTTTGCTCTAAGGCGTCTTCTACTTCTTTCTTAGAAGCCAGATTGCCTATAGAATCGACAATTATCATCAACCTATCACCACGTTCTACTTCGTTCAACTGAGCCATAATATCAAACTTAAGCTGTTCAACATCCGTAAGAGGAGTGTGAACGACTCTAGACATGTCAATACCAAAGGTTTCAAAATAGGAAATAGGTGTACCAAATTCGGAATCATAAAACAAAATAACAGCATCTTCATATTTGTCTTGATACGCTTTAGCCATCATCAAAGTAAATGCTGTCTTGAAATGTTTAGACGGTCCTGCCCATAAAGTAAGTCCTGGGGTAAATCCCCCATCTAAATCAGCAGACAACGCTATATTAAGCGCCGGAACTGAAGTTTGAATCATATCTTTAGCATTAAAGAATTTAGAATCAGCAAGAATAGCTGTATCTTTAATAGTTGAATTTTTCTTAATTTTATCTAGAAGATTGCTGGCCATATTTGTTCCTTAACTATGATAGGAACATTATAGCAAAAATATAGTTAAATTTCTACGTTTTTGGTTTAGTTATTTCTGGTAACCTATTTTGTAGTATTTTTAATAATTCCAAACCCAAATGTTTAACGAATTCATCTTCACCTAAAAGGTATGGACCATCTTGAACTGCTTCAAAATTAAGTTCCAAAGTTACAATTAATTTTGGTTGAAAGGTCTCATCTAATTTTATCGAGTGTGATAAGTATTTCATTCAAATAAATCCTCTAATGTTGATTTTTCTTCCAATTGCCATCCGATGACATCTGTCACTCGGGTTATTTGAGCCATATAATTCTTCTCATACATAGCCTGATAGTCAATGTAAGGCTCTAATTCGAATTCTTTAGGGATAACCGTAGTGAATGATATGACTTCAGATTGAATAGGATTAGGAGCCTTGAGATATACATACTTTAATTTTTCACCTTCTTTAATCAATTGATACTTTTTAAGTAATCCCTTTTTTCTTAATAAATCATTAAAAACAATAGATCCCTTAACGTGTACAGGTGTTTTCTTTTTGAATAGTGTCTCACCATTCGTTTCACTGTACTTTTCTAATCCGTTCATACCAATAGGTGAAGCTATATCCTGAACCGGCAAAGACATAAATTCTTCCCTAAACTTGTCATTGAATTCCCTTAAAGCCTTCACATCACTATTAATAATAGTCTCATAGGCTTCCTTAACTCTCAATTTACAAACTGCCGGTGTAGAAGACTTAATAGCCGCCATACCTACAATTTTTAATTTTGTCTTTGTGTATTCAATACCTTCATTATTGTAAACATTAATCATGTAATTCTTTTTCTTGACCCAAATAGCCTTGTCGGCTAAAGCCTCACGCTTCATGTCAAGTTTTTGTTCATAAGCATTCGTATAATCAGCTAATTCTTGGCAAAAAGACCTAATTTTAGGAGCAACAACGCCTTCACATAACTTGTCTAAATTTTTAATAATTTCAGATGTAGACATCTTTTTCTGTGCTTCATACGGAAAAGCCATATCCACCAAATTCTTAAATGTCACATAAACAGAATCAGTATCAGATGCTATAACGTAATCACCATGAGTATTACCTGTTTTTACATCAATAAACTTGTTGAGTTTTCTTTGTATCCAGATAACAGAAAGTCTGGCTGACAAAGTAATAGCTTCGGCAATACGAACGTCATAAAAGCGAAAATATTGATTTCCACAGGCACCGAAAGAGCTATTAAGCTGAATCTTTTTAGATGATTGTAGATTGTTGTATTTGGTTACAAGTGCTTCTATTTTTAATCTTTCAACAGGATCTTCAGTCTTTTCTAAAAGTTTCTTTTGCTCATTCATTTTCTTTTTGTACATAGCTCTGTCTTTGTACATACGGTCCAAGATTTCAGGCAAAAATCCTCTAATATCGGTTTTAAAAAATTGTTTATTAGGAGTTAAACAAACCTTATAATTTCTAAGTAAAGAAGTATCTAAACCCTTTTGTAACAAAGTTTCTACATCAATAATACCTCTATTTTCCTGCATCCAATCTGCCAATTCATCCGGATAATCGACTGGATCTAATAAAGTTTCTGGACTTAAATTAAACATCATGATAAGCATTGGGTATAGACTAGTGAAGTCAAAAGATGCAACCCATTCGAACAATCCTGGCTTAGGCTCTTTTACATACCCACCTTCGAATTGTTCATTTTTAATAT